TAATGTTCAAGTTTTTGGTCTAAGCTCAACTACTCAGCCTGGTTATAATTTAGAAGTTGATGTTGCTAACAAAGCAAACAAATTAACAACTGCAAGAAATATTACACTAAGCGGCAAAGTAACTGGTTTGACCAGCTTTGATGGTAGCGGAAACGTTACAATGATCACAGCATTAAGCGGTGTTACAACCAGCGATGTTGCAGAAGGTACCAACAAGTATTTTACTGATGCAAAGGCACGTGCCGCATTAAGCGCAAGTACAGGTTTAAGCTACAATAGTGCCACTGGTGTTATGTCATTGAATGCCAATACTGATCAAGTAACAGAAGGTTCAAACAACTTATACTTTACCAACAACAGATTTGACAATCGTCTTGGACAAAGTACATTAGCACAGTTTTCAGACGTTGCTAACACTAGCCCAACAACAGGTCAATCACTTGTATGGAACGGTAGTGCATGGTCTCCTAGCACAGTAAGCAGTGGCGGTGTTGGCGGTACAGGTGGTACAAGTTCAGGTGTGTACAAGGCAACTGCACAAGTTGAGTATGATCCAAACGGTAATTTGAGTAGTGTAAGTGTGCTAAATGGTGGCATCAGTGCTGTTATTACAACTGCTACTTCCACCACCGCGACTGTAACATTTACGTTCACTGGCAGTACATGTACTCCACTGGGCATTCAAGTGTACGGTTATCAGCGCACAAACAATGTGTATGTGACTCGTGCCTTGGCCAGTGACTTCCCAACAAGAACTATTGCAGCTGGTGGCGCGAGCGGCGCACCAACTTCGTTTAGCGCATTTGATTCAAGCACAAATACCATGACCATCAGCTTGCCTAAGTCTGTTACAGGTGCCAGTGCAGGCATTGGACAAACTACACATTGCGTATTGCAATTTTTATTAAGCTCGATCTAAGGAATACGATGACAATTCACGCATGGAAAACTAACTTTATAGGCTTAAACAAACCAGCAAAGGTAATGTCAGGCACTGCCGATTCATTTGTTGGCGTTGACTTATGGCCACATGCCAACGGAGTAGACGATCCATATTGGTCAGGTGGTGCCAATCCACAGTTTTATCGTTGGCGTGTTACATTCACTGTTAATGAAAGACTGCATGGTAGTCATTTAACTCGTACCCCTTTTAGATTTGATGCACAAGACATTGAAGTAGGTGACTTCGTTGGTGGCGCACAAGATGGTAAAGTTTGCCAAATCATGAGCGTTGAATCAAAGACTAACAGTCAAGTCGTTGCTATCGTTGAAGATAGACTTCGCTACAATACTTTTAGAGATCCTGCAGGCTTTGGTTTATTCTCAACACCTGGGCAAGTAATCTTCTTCCAAATTAACGAACTTGGATATCCTATGTTGGATCCAGTTCCAGGTGAAGCGGCTGTTGACTTTTCCAGTAACGTTATGAGTCGCTTTCAATATTTGAATCCACTTATTAACTACTTGTTAGAAAAAGAAAACAACGGCTTTGAACAAGGTGATGCAGTTTGTATTGAAGATCAACAGTTTGTGCTAAGTGATGCAGATAACGTTAATACATTCATCGGCACAGTGGTACACCCAGGTCCTGGACCGCATCAGTTTATTCTACGTCCGGCCAACGGAGTCATTGACTTTGTTCCTAGCTTGCCTGGCGCAGTGGGTGATTACATTTATCCAAGTATGGATGGCAGCGGAGACTTGACCACAAACGATGCAAGCCGTAGACCAATTTATATGAAAGTTGCGGCTGCTATTACTAGCTCAACTACCGGCACTTCAACTGATGTTGCCGGGCAAGATGGCGACATCATTGAATTCAATCGTGTGCAAATGACATTAAGCAGTGGACTTGGCACTTACAATTTAGACTATGCAGTTGAGGCTTTTAATACTCATACTGCACAGCATCATGTGACTGCTAGCAAGGTAGGTTCTGCAACAACTGCAACGTCAGACATTGCTACATTAGGCAGTGCATATGGCATTGTTGCCGGATACAGCCCGTTTAGTGCAAGTATCAATGGCGAACTTGTAACGTTTACTACAACAACAAGCGGTGCTCTTGCATACGGCGACCCGACCATTGCCGATGTTAATGACATGGTAACAGATATCAATCGTGCTGCCATCCCTGATATTATTGCAAGTGTAACAAATGGTAGCATGTTACAACTCAAACATCTTGGCGGACAAAATATTATTGTTGCCAACATCACTGCTGACACCAATGGCAATAACTTTGCAGGCCCTGCATCTATCACCTCTTTGCCATTGTCAACTATTGCTGCTGGTACAAGTTACACATTACGATTAGAACGAGTAGACGGCGGCCCAATAACAATTCGTGATATCCAGGGTTCGTTCCTAAGTGATGTAGGTGTAATGAGCGGACAAACTGGTCGCTATGCACTAGGATTAAACATTGAGCAAGGACTACGTTCAAGTACAACCACAGTGGTTGTTAACATGGCAGGGCGAGACACATTGTATGCACTAATTGGTGATCAAGCTCATGTGTTAGATGATGGTAATGGCGAATGGGCGTTGTTCTTATTCAATGGATCAGATTGGATCAAGATTGGCGGGCAACGAAGCGTTGCAGTTGATGCAAGAACAATCAGGCAAGTAATTGACTTACCGGGCTCTACTACCACAATTGGAACTGTTAGTGAAGAACGTAGAATTTTAAATATTAGTGTTGCAGTGTTGCAAACATTAGTTGATGCACCTAACTTTACAATCAGCGTGGGTAGTAATATTGTCTGGGACTTTGCGAAACACGGCGCTAATGAAATTGGTGCTTACACAGTCGATAGTGACTTAGTTACAAGTGTTCGTAACGATGTAGTTGTAACTATTCCGGCCAACACAGCTAGTGGACAATTGCAAATTGAGGTTACATACGTATAATGAAAACATTTAATAACACCGCAGGAACTACTTCATCAGATTTTGCATTGGGCCAGGGCACAGGAAACGAAGTGCGCCAGTACACATTAAGTCGTACCGATGCTGGTATCGCAACAGATAGAACTGGTGCTCAAATTGTAATCGCGAATGTGGAATTTTATGATGCAAAAGTGATTGCTAAAAGTACTGGTGGCATTGTTGCAAAGCAACTTCGTGGCACTATTAATGGAACAACAGTTACTCGAATTGAGGATGTTTTCCAAGAAGACATCGTTGCAGATGTTACATTAACATCTGATGGCACAACACTAAGCGTAAATTGTACCGGTACAGGAAACTTTACAATTTACATAACACTAACAAGGGTAGCTGAATAATGGCACACGAATACGTTAAAATTTCTGAACTAGAATCAACTGCTAGCTTTGGTACAGCAGATCAATTTGTAATTGTACAAAATGAACAAACTGTTAAGATTGATGGAACTGCTTTAATTGAAAGCATGGTCACGTTGACAAACCTGGCCACTAGATCATATGTGGATGCTGTTGTTGATTCTGCTCCAGGCACATTAGATACACTTAGAGAACTGGCTACTGCATTAAACGATGATGCAAATTTTGGTGCCACCATAACAAACTTAATCAATGAAAAGTTGCCAATTAGCGACTTTGGTTTAGAATTTTGGAATCAACTTGCTTTAGTAAACACATATCATATTGCAGAAGGCAGTAACTTGTATTGGACACAAGAACGCTTTGATCAGTCGCTGGCATCAAAGAATACCTTTCATATTGCAGAAGGTAGCAACTTATATTTTACTGAACAGCGTGTACTTGATGTGTTGGATTCTCTACCGCCTCCACCACCAGCCGACAGATTGATCAGTGGAGAAGTAGAAGTTGTTTTACAATCAAATGGTTACATAAGATTGGCAAATGGCGCACAACTTTATGATTACGGCAGCGGCAATGGAAATGGTTATGGAATAACCGATGCACTGGGAAGTACCTATATTGGGTATGACCCAAGCGATACTCTTGGTGCGCTGCACATGGATTCATACTCTGGCGGCAACATTAGAATTCGCACAACTACATTACCAAATACTTACAGAGATTGGCTATTTGACAGCACTGGTGTTCTATCAATCCCGGTTGGCGGAGACATTAAAAGAAACGGAGTCAGTGTATTAGGTGGTAGCAGTTCATTTAGTGGTAGCTATAATGACTTAACTGACAAACCAACTGCTCCAACATTTGCTACAGTAACAACAACACAATTAAATGTAAAGAACGTGGCATTTATTGGTACAGGAGCTGTTACAATTACTAGTGGTAATGACTTGAACTTTGTTGCGGCTGGTGATATTACATTCAACGGCGATACTGCAATTACCAAGACTCAACTAAAATCAATAGTGGCTGCATCAACAGACTTTGCTGATTTTAAAGCCCGCATTGCGGCACTATAAGGAATAACAATGGAATATATTGTATCAGTGCATGACCCATTAGTATGGGACACATTGTGGGATGAACTAACAGTTGACGGTTTAGGTGACAACTTTATTCCCGATCGTGCAGTACCAGTGCTCAATGAACGCCCATTCAATGATTATTCTGCACACTTTGATTTAACAGATGAAGAAGCTATACAACTTAGACAGGATTCACGTATTGCCGCAGTAGAGTTGCAGGCCGATCAGCAACCTGGCATTGAAAAACGATTCTATGGCCAACGAGCCGGCAATTATGATCGCCATCCTTATTCAACTACTACTACAATGAAAAACTGGGGCTTAGTGCGTTGTACGAGTCGCGATGATCCTTATGGCGTACAAACCAGTTTAAATACAAATTTTAACTATAACTTAGACGGCCGTGGGGTTGATATTATCATGCTTGATTCTGGGGTTGAAGCAGACCATCCAGAATTTGCTGTAAATGCAGACGGCTCAGGCGGCAGTCGTGTTGTTGATTTTAACTGGGCAAGTTTAGGTGTACCTGGAGTACAGGCATCATCATATTATGGTGGATACCTTGGAGATTCGGATGGACACGGTAGTAACTGTGCTAGTATTGCCGCAGGTAATAC